CAAGTAGTCGTCAAGATCGAACCTGACCTCTTGACCTCTTGGGGTGATGTCATTCATGGTCAGTCTTTCCTCGATGCAGCTCATGAATGGGCGCAATGAGAAATCGACTAGGCTACGGCGCTCTTGACTCACGTTTGAGTAAGTCGCGCTGGCTGATTCGGCGTTGATATACCAGGCAGGAATGTTGCACATACGCGCAATTTCAGCTGCGGTGTTCAATCGTGATTCGGTTAGTTGCATTTGTCCGGCATCGTAACCAAAAGTCGTGACATCTAATGGGCCAGATAGGTATGCGGTTGAGCGTGTGGCTCGGGCTTGCTTCCACTGGGCCAGTAGGCTCGAAACCTGCTCTGGCGGTAGATCCACGCCACTATTCTTGATTACCATTGTCGGGTTTGGCTCGCTGGCCATTCTTTGGACGGCTTCCTCAAGTTTCAAAGCTGTGGAGATCGTGCGGCCACCTCGATTGAGAATGCCCTCGTCAATCCCACTAAACATGATTAGGGATCCAACACCAGACATCGGCATCAAGCCGCCCTCGATATAAAAGCCGTTAACGATCTCTTGGGTGTTCAAGTCAGTTGTGAAAGTAACCCGAGTTGGGTCAATTCGGCGCGCCTGTGTTGGGCGGCCATCCTCGTTGCTTACCTCTAGCACCTGCCAGAATGAGCGACCATGAAAAAGTAGATCCTCGACTGTCCAAGCCATAGTCACAGCTAATGGAATTGCTGGATCTGGTTGCTTTAGGATCGTGCGACCCTCAACCTTTGCGCCTGTGATTTCGTTGTATGAGTAAAGGCCAAGAGTTGCAATAGTTCCAGCGATAATGTTTCTGGCTCTGGCAACTGCTGGCACTTGCATCGCGCTAGTGCGGTCTACTCTAAAAGTATTAAACGGGGTGAAATACGCATCCTGATAAAACGGGATGGCGATACCGGCACGCGCTTGGATCTCTGGCTTTTCAGCGGGTGCGCCCAATAAGAAATCTATGAATCCCATTCTCGCATCCAATCACATTAAATAACATCTGTGTAATTCTGTCAGGGTTTGTCACCTTGTTGCGCGTGTTGTCACCTAAGCGCTGACGATGCTCACACTTTGTTGTGGCTCGGTGGCGTGACCCACCGCCATAACCAAAGCGATTGCAGCTGTAATCGGTACTTGCGCGGCTCGTCTAGCAATACGCCATCCGCCATCCGATGCCGGGCGGCGAGCGCAACTGACCAGGTGGCTGTGCATAGTTTCCTGGGCAGGATGTAGCAGCTGCCGAGATTGCATCGCGTTCATTGCCTGGTCACACATAATTGAGAATCCTGCCGAGTTCCAGGGAGTTGGCGCTGTCGGGATTCCAGCCTGGGCAAGTCTTGGCGCAATGTAGCCAGCAGTATTTGGATCATAGGCCAGCACCCTTGGGCGATACCGCCGAGTCAATGCGGCAATTTCCCCAGCCAATTCCAAGTCGTTGATGCCGCCCTCTTTTTTCCATTCGTGCAGGAATACGCCATAGCCATTTTCTCGCTGTTGCAATGTGACCAAACAAGCTAGTTCGCGGTTGAAATTAAGATCCATAGCCATCCAAGTTGGCAACCCATCCTCAAGCATGATGTCGGCTTCGCATTCGTTCCACACCTGCATTGGCCAAGGCGAGTCGATGGCATCCACCCACATACAAAGAGTTTCAGTTTTGAACGCATCTGGGCTGTCAAAGGTTGCCGCATCCTTAATGTTTTGTTCGTTAATGGTGTACCCCATTGCAGGGTTTGCCATTTTCCAGGCTTCGATGTCGTCAACCGATGAACCTGCTGGGGCGCTGTATTCGTAGTATCCCATTCGATCACTGGCGAAAGTCAAGGCTCGGCGGCGTTGCTCGTTCAAAACATTTGATGTCAGATCGCCAGCATTTGATGTCCAAAAAACTTGAGCGTTTGGTCTGGCTCGGGTGATCGGCGTAACCGCCGCCCAAGTGGCTTCGTCAATTTCTCGCAGCTCATCGACATAAAGCAAGTCGGCTGTGCTACCGCGTGGCCCCTCGGATGTCGCGGCTCGGATCGAATACTTGCGAATACGCTCACACTTCTGACCACAGGCTTTTGGGTAATGGTGACAATAGACTTCCAATTCCTCTTGGCCGTTTGTCCGACTGACTCTTTTGATTCGCTTTCTCATCCAGTCCAGGCTTTCGGCCATGTCGACTGTTTGCTTAAAAGTGTCCAAAGATAGTTGCCGAGTCTGGGACATGGCGATGGCATTCTTTTCGCCAAAAATGTAAAGGCCAGCAAGGATTCTCATGCGCATCATATGAGTCTTGCCATTCTGCCGGGCGACCAAAACTCCCACACTTGACCGCGCCCATTTGCCATTTGGCAAAATCTTTAGGGCATCATCCATGACGTGTTGTTGCCAGGGTAGGAGTGGGACTCCAAGTTCGTCAGCTAGCGCCGCCACTACTGGCCCTGCGCTTGGCAGCTTCAGACTTGGGCTTTCGATCCTTGGTTTGGATAAGCCGTAAATAATCTCCGACATGGTTTGTCCCGTCATTTTCCTCGCCCTGTTTTCCTGCTGTTCGTGTTTCGACTGTCAAATGCAGCTGCTGGAGTACGTTCAAGTATTTAGCCGCTAAAGGTGTTGCCTCTTTAAGATCCCCCATGTCAAAGGCAGTGTCAAGCGCCAAAGCAATTCGCCTGGCTAATGTCAAAGCCGCTACATCAGTTGGGGCCAGCCAGTTCGCCACCGAGATTGCAGAATTCAACGATAGGTAGATGCCCATTGGTTTATCCTCTGGCGCTTCTGGATTCTTTAAGGTCATGACTTGGGCCTTTCGGTTGTGGGTGGGTCAAATCTGATCAATCGGGGAGAAATAAGAGAAAGGGAGTCTGTGGGTGGCACGACCCTAGAAAAAACCGCCCTATGGCTTTCTGTGGCTCTCTGGCGTGTGCTGTTAAACCGTGATGTCTTGGCTTTATGGCAAGGCTTACACAAAGGTTGCACGTTGTCGATGGTGTTACTGCCCCCAGCTGCTAACTCGATGATGTGATCGACCTCTGTTGCTCGGTCACCGCATAGTAAGCATGACTTACCCCATACTCTGAAACACGCAGCTCTTAGGTTGCGCCATTGGGTGGTAGTTCCCTGACTATGCGCTCTGCTCATGCCCAGCCACTATGTTGTAAGCATCCATCAATCCTCGTTCGTATTTGTAGTTTGCTGGATGTATGTCAAGTATGTAATCAGTCAGTTTGTCTAATCGTTCTTTGTATGTTGCCTCAATAATGCTTGCTAATTCCTTTGCATCCTTGATCTGTTCTTGCAGTTGCGTATGATCTTTTCTTAAATACTCCACCATTGCTACATACTCCAAGAGTTCATCGTGCTTTACCTGCACCCATCTCGTCATGATTTAGATCGTAACCTATACTTGCCACCCGAGCCGATAGGTGAGCAGGGAATGGCATTGGATCAAGCCACTCGCCACCGTCACCGCGTAGGTTTGGTTGGTCATGGGTGCTTTCGCACAATCGCGCCGTGTGCCTTAGTGCTGGGTGTTTTGATGCCAGGCGATTCGTTTTGACATCAGCTGCTAAGGCTCGCATTTCTGCTGTTTCATGGGCTTATCAATCCATGCCGAGATACGCCATCTGACGGCGGTTCACCCGAGGATTAGTCGGGCATTAGTTATACTCTTAACTAGAGTGTTGAGGCTCACGATGTTATCATCGTAATGAACGGCACGCGGTTCTTTCTTGGGATCCGCGTGTCGTTTGTTTTTAAATTAGATCTGCTGGCCCTAATTTCTCCAGATACTTATCCCAATTACCACAACAGTGTGTTACCCATAGTCTTTCGTTACTGTCTGGATCGACGCCAAAATCAACTGGCTCAAGTATCTTGGCGCATTGGGGACATGATGCTGGCAGGTTTTGAGCTGCTAGATAATGACCTCGTATCTTGCCCTCAATACTTGCCCAAACTGCATCGCTTGAAATTGGTTCTTTCATTATGTTTTCCAATACCCTTTCAATCTCATCCACGATTTTGCCATTTCTCACAAAAGCCACACGGCTTGCCTATGTATACCCATCCACCGCATCCACAGCGCATGACGTCCGCATCAGTTCCCATCGAATAACCTCACTTGCTCTTGTACCTGTCCACCGCGCCACACTGCCAACATTCTGCGATGGCTTGACTTTCGGTCTGCCGGGCGTTCCCCACATCGCCAGATCATGCCAGATCGTGCGACTGTGTTAAAGGCCGCCCCAATGACTTTGCCTGATCCGCTTGGCGCACCGATCTCGTTGACAACATCCTCGGCGGTAAAGGGTTTACCAGTGCGAGCCATTTTCCGTATGCAAATTACTGCCTCGTTGTGCCAGTTCAGCTGTGAATCTTTAGCCAGAGTAATTCCCTCATCTTTGCCCATGATTCCTTGATGCCGACAGATCGCGCAAAACTTAGGGGCATCAGCCCCATGCTCACATATCATGATCATCCAACGCATTTTCTAGCTGCAATATCCAAAGTGCATGACTGCCATTATTTGATTTCATGGCTGCAATGATTTCAACTAATTTTTCGGCTAGTAATGGGCAAGCACAATGACAATACTGGCTGTGCACTTCGTGTGTCATGAGCGATCCCAAATTGCTTGGCAACGCTGACCGTCTGCACCTATCTTGCAGACATAACCTGCATATGGTGTGCCATCTTTCTTAAGGCCAGTCTTACGCCTCATGTCACCGTGAGCACATTGTGGCACACTCAAATCAGGCTCATCGGCTATTGCCCAAGGATCAACCTCTTTTGGCTTTGCCGGTCCAGGTGCTTGACGATCCTTAGCAGCTTGCACTTCTTGCTTGGATGCAATGCCCTTACTGATTCCTAGCCCAAGTGCGGCCAAACAGCGACCCCAGGCAGATGATTCCAGATTCTGTAATTCACTGCCCTTTGTGTAGGGAGTCTTGCCCTCAATCAGTTCGGCAGCTGTCCCGATGCCTGGGCGTTCATCATCAGGTGTTCGGTATGCGTAAGCGATGCCCCACATCATCAAAGGCGATCCCTCAAGTATTCCTTTAAACTCAAACTGCAATGAGCCCTCGGGATACTTGGCATAAAACTCTTTAATGCGTTCCTGTACTGTGACGTAACTTTCCAAATCAAATGCCATTAGAGTTTCCATCCATCGTTAAGCATCTGATGTTCAATGTTTTCTTGACTACGCGCCCAACGCCAATAAGCGATTGATTCTTGCTTTCGTTCATCCTCATGCTTTTGAATCTGCACCAATGCACCGACAACAAAGCCGATTACAAAGAATGTCAAAAATCCAAATAGTGTTAGTAGTCCCATGCCCTGTTTTCCTGTTCTATTTGTCGAGTTCGCTGGCTTTGTATCGCTTAACGCCGCCGATGCGCTTAGGCTTCAATGCCCCTGACTTTTCCCACCTGATGAGTGTGCGTTCGCTCACCCGTAGTTTGTCAGCTGCTTCTTTGGCTGTTAGATACTTTTCCATCTGCCCTCTTTCCTTAGTGACATAGTATGACAATGCCTGACATCTTGCCAGGCTTATTCCTCGGGCGTGTCGTCATCGCGTAGCGGCAGTGTTACCAAAAACACCGCTACCCCCACGATAATCAGTAACCCTGTGACTTTTTTTGCTGATCCATCTAGGGTGAAATACGCGATGAGTAGGCCTACATAAGTGTAGGTATCAGCCGTTATTGCTGACACATACTTGCGTAGCCATCTCATTTTATTCTCCTTATGCTTGTTGCTATTTGACTAACTAGGACTGCACTAATTACAACGGCTTGGGATTCCTCCCGTTGCTCTGGTGTCATGTCCGAGCCAATATTCATGATCGCCTCAACGCTCTTGGCCAGTTCCTCAAAGCCCGGGATGGCCAGAAGCTGTGTCGGTACTTCCAAAGTGACCTCTTGCGGATCTAGGCTTAAAGTCGGTGTTGGCTCAATGCTTGGGATTGGAGTGGGCGATGGTGCGACGGTTGGTTCGGGTGTTTCTACAACTGGCACTGGCGTTGGCTCTGGTGATTCTGTTTGTGTCGGTTCTGGTGTGGGCTCTGGCAGCTGCGTTGGTTGCACTTCTGGCTCAATGGTTGGTTCGCTAGGTGTTGGACTTGGCAAAGGCTCTGGGGTTTGTGTTGGTTCTGGCGTGGGTTCTATCGATGGTTCGAGAGTGGGTATAGGTGATGGTTCGATTGAGGGTTCGAGAGATGGCATTGGTGTTGGCTCTATGGTCACTGATGGCGATGGTGTGGCTGATGTGGTTGGCGCAATACCTGCATAATACCTTTGCGGACTATCAACAGGCAGGCTATCGCTTATGTAGATTGTGTAAGGGCCAGCCCAACCACCCTCACAGTAGAGTTGGGCAATGTTCCCCCGACCCTCAAAGTACGGGTTTGAATTATCCCACCCAGTCGAAAATGTCATCTGCTCGCCAGTAATTGGATCGCCACAAGTGATGTCGGCAAAGCCAGTTTCTGCAAATGCTTTGGGCGGTTGCAATAGCATCGTGAGCCCTACGATGAAAGCGACTAACGCCACTCTCAAAGGTTTATTCATCAGACCAATTTGGCCTTAATCTGCCTGCCGTCTAGGACTATCGGCGCAGCTGAATCATGCCAAATCCAAAAGCCCACCGGCATTGACGGATCACAGTCGATGGTGTGTGACCAGTGCAGGTGATAAACCTTGCCATCCCAGCCGCCGATGTTCTTGTCATCATGACCAGTTTCATCTAACTTCTCAGTGCCAGGGTAACGACCAAAGCGGCCACGCAATACCGAGCCGCCCTTGCTGAACTCAACGCGCAAGACTGTGATCCATTCCCATTGGCCAGCCTTTGGCACTTTGTAAGCAATGCCCTTTGGGTACTCGACCCATGTCCATGCCTTTGGTGGGATTGACTGCTTAGACTTGCCAGAGTCAACTTTCCAAAGTGTCATTTTTCTAGGCTCTTATCGGCGTTGGTAAAGATGTCATTTATTTCGGCATCATCGAGTGAGCCATCCTTTAGAAATGCACGGGCAAGTCCCTCGATTACTACGGCCACGCCACCAATGCCAGCGATGATGATTGCCTTGGCTGGCTCTACACCTGCCACAGCTGATGCGCCTACGACTGACAGGCTACTGGCTGCAAAGACTGCAACCATGCGTAGCAAAATGTTTTTGGTTTTCTTCATGATGCCAAGATCTCCTTTGGATCTAAGTCCTTACCAGCGGACCAGCGTATATTGTCGCGCATTTCAAAATGCAAGTGTGGGCCTGACGAATTTCCAGTCGATCCAGATTCGCCAACAATGTCACCAGCATTAACAACTGCACCTGGCTTGACTCTGACCTTGTTTAGGTGTGCATAAATTACCCAGCCACCCTGAAGTTTTTGCACAACTTGATTGCCATAAGATTTGCCCCAGTTAGCGTTTTCGATTTTTCCGTCGGCTACTGCCAATACAGGCGTGCCAATAGGTACTGCAAAGTCAACGCCTGTGTGGTAGCCCTTGGACCACATCTTGCCTGGCTTTTTGTAGGCAGTTGTAATCTTGCCGTTCTTAATTGGTAAGGCCATGATTTGCCCTTTCGTGTCATGGCCCTGTGGTAATTGTTAAAGTGCTGCGATTTCCTCGGCGGTTAGTCCAAGGTCTACAAGTTTGGCTAATGCGCTTTGGCGTGCAGCTGCTTTGGCATCGGCTTCGGCTTGAATTGCGGCGTTTGCTGTTTGCTGTGCCTTGTATGCAGTGTGTTCCTCGCTGGTCATTTCGCGGATTACATCATCAATTTGAATGTTTGGTTTTGTCGTTGCCATCATAATTCCTTAGTTTTTGTATCCGTAGACGCGAATAGTTCCACCTGTCAAAGTTCCCGATGATGGGGTCAATGTAAAATCTGTGTAAGAGGTTGCTACTTTGTGAGTCCCAAGCATTACATAACCTGTGGTGTTATCATCTGCAAAAGAACTATTAACTAAACTATATTTTGCTAAAAATGGGTTTACAATATCAAGATTTAAGTTCAATGTATCTGCGTTACCACTCCCTGCCAAAAGAAAAGATGCGCCAGATGTAACGCGACTTGTAGCGGCACTTCCGACGCTATTGACGCCAGTTGTAATGTACGAATAACTCGCAGCACTAGCGCCTAACTTCAAACCCAAATTCACCACAGTACTTGCAACACCACCTGAAATCACAATTTTGTATGCATCATAAGTTGTGCTAAATGCGCTTGTCACGTTTACGCTTGAAACGGCAGACCCAATTACCTGTGTTTTAACCAAAGTTAAGCCAGCACTGGGTAGGCCAAACACAGTCGCATCAATAGCATCGCCCAATGCCTCAATCGCTGTTGCGCCATCCTTGACGTAATCAGTGCTGGTTGGTACTGGCCAGCCGTAGTTCGGGGTGGTTGTTGCCATGTTATAAATCCTGCCATTCTGTCGTAGTTGGAGTATACCCTGCCCATGTAACAGTAGGTGCGATTTGCAACCAAACTTGGCTTGGGTATGTCTCGGAAATCGCCGAGCAAATTAAAGTCATTGTCGCTGTGTAGCGGTCAAGATTCCACTTAATGCCCTCGACAAAGCCATCAAAAGTGCCACCAAATACTGCTGGCAAATTTTGTGTGTAGATTGCTGATCCGACGTGCATCAAGATCAGGGCATCCCGGGTCGCATCGGTGACGGTTGGACTGTGTAATGGGATCGTCAATTCCTCGGGGTATGTGCGTGGGTATGCACGACTCTCCAAGAATGCGTCAGCCTGGCTTTGGGCATCAGCTGCATTGTGCAGCTGCGTTGAGCGAGTTCCAGACAGTTGGCCAAACGATTGTTGGCTGGTGGCATCGGCTGCATATTTCTCGGCATTGTTTTTGTAGACCACTGTCACATCATTGACCACCTCGGACCACTGAGCGGCCTGTCGCAGGCCGACAGCCAATAGGTCATCATCAGTAAGGGTAAGCGGTGTCAAGGCTGCTCGGCTTGTGTATGAGTCGTAGTGCAAGGATCCGTCAGGTGCTTCGTAGAGGAATCCTCGGCCAGATTGGGCGGCTTCTTGTGCCAGAGATAGGGCATTGGCCACACCGCCAGAATAGGCCGCCAATTCGTATGTGCCGGGAGTGTCTATGTCCGCGATTAGATCATCAACCAAGGTTTGGTTAGTGCCATCCCAGTTAGCCCAAGTGGCAAGGCTGCTCACAGCTGACCAAGTAAGAGTCGGCGGTACTTCGTTCCAGTCCTGTAAAAAAGCATCTGAAAGAATGTTTAATACTCTTGTGCCGTCAAACTCTTTGGCAAAGCCTAGGCCGCCTGTTGTGTGTCGATTAAGTAGTGCTAATGGACCAACCACTGTCAGGCTATAACGAGCCACCGATCCTATTTCGCCGTAAGCATCTAGTCCGATTGCAATGTCTGAAATCGTGCCAGTATAGATCGTGCGGTAAGTGTTAGTCGTGTCTTTGATCTGGATCTCTACGCTATCTGACAGGTTTACATTAAGAGCGGTATCTGCATCAGTCCACAATTCAACATTGGCTATGCCAACTAAGGCTTGCTCGTAGATGTCACGGCGGCCAAGGCTTATTGAAATGTTGCTGATTGTGTTGTCTGCATACTCATTGACCCCAGCAAAGATCACTTTTGGGTATGGCGTGTAGACGGTCACAATGTTGCCCCGACCAAGTTAATTGGGCCAGTCCGCCTTGCGCTGTTTTGTAGCAGCTTCTCGATCGATCTGCGAGCAGACTCGCCATCAATGATGCCGTTCATTACTATGGTTACGCCACCGCCGTTGCCAGCATCCGGGCGAATTGATCCTGAGCCTGATGGGACAAAAGTTTCAGGGCCAAACTCGCCAACTCGGTAAGGCTGATTTGCCATGACCGATCCACCAGCTGCGCGACTACCAGCAAAATTGATGTAATCCCCTAAACGGTTAAATGGATTCATAAAGTTTTTCAGCGCGCTAGGCACTTTGTCATAAAAGGTCATGTAACTGCGGTAAGCATTTGTAACACTATTGATGGCATTGGCAAAAGTTTCCATTGCAGCTGCCAACTTTTCTAATGTGGATACACCAGTAGCGGCATCTGGGCTGGCTATTTCATCAAATAGACGACTAAACGCCTCGGCAACTGCCCGCAATGAACCGCCAAGGCTGAAAGCGCCGTCACCCTCAAAGCGCCCTGCAAGTTCTCTGGCTCGACTACTCAATCCCTCTGGATCATCGCCACTAAATCCCTTGGCAACTTTGTTAACTTCCTCTAGCAAGGTTTTCATAGTTGGCAGTAATGCCACACCGATTGACTCTTTAAGTTCGTCCACACGCTCGGTAACTATTGCCAACTGGCCAGCATAGGTTTCGGTATTAGCTTTTGCAGCGCCTCCAAATAGTCTGACCAATTCACCCTGGACTAAGTTAAAGTCGCCAGATTTTTTGATCGCATCATCTAGTGGGATGCCTAACTTTGTTAGCGCCCCAATGTTGCCGTTGTAAGCCTTGCTAAGTGTTAGCGATACGGTTTCAAGATCCTTGCCAGTAGCTGCGGAAATGTCCATCGCTAAATTAGTCAGCTGTTGGGCCTTGCCTACATCGCCAGTGGCTCGGGCCAGGTTAGCAAGTGCCGGGCGCAACTTTGTGTCGGCTACTCCAAAGGCTAATTGTTGCTTGGTGATGTAATCCTCGGTGGACTTGATCTGGGCATCAGTTGCGTTAGTTGTATTCTTTAAGGCTTCGGCTAATTGCTTTTGTGAGGCTTCATCCTCGACTGCTGCCTTTACACCGTCAATGCCTAATTTAAGTGCATAAGCCCCAGCAGCTGCGCCAGCGATTGCAAAAGACTTGGCCATTGCTTTGGAATACTTGCCAATTTGTTTACTGAATGATTTGGTGCTGTTGTCAGCTTGATCCATGCCAGAAAGAAATTTTTGAACATCAGCAAGTAATGATAGTTTAAGTGTTCTAACGTCAGCCATTATGGTGTCCTTGCCCAGTTGTCCATTACTTTATTTATTGCGGCAAACCATTTTTTCTTAATTTCTGGTTGCATTGCTTTAAGTGTTGGGAAAATCCAGTATCCAGTGTTGCCGCGACCCTCTCGGGCTGTGCGAGGTGGAAACCTGTAGCCGCCATTTGGAAATGCATTGGCATTGCCAAAGGCGTTGCGATCGCCACCAAACTCATTGCCAAACAACAACTGGCCAGCATTTGCGCCACCTGACACGCGACCTTTGCCCCCGCCTACATAAACAGTCGGCACACGATCTCTAGCAGGTCTTACAGTTTCAGCCACAATACGCGCTTGTTTTGGATAATAAGGGTGTGCAAAGCCAGCCTGTTGTATCCCTGTGGCAGTCCATGAGCTGATTGAGTAAACCTCGTTTTTAAGTTCAAACTGGGCTTCTTTATCCATTACATTTATTGCTTTAAGTAATCCGCGATAGTCGGCAAGGTCTGGCCTGACTGTGATTGTAGTTCTAGTTTCAGCCATGTCCATTCCTCTCTCGTATCAGCGTGAGCGCTGTGTTAATGTCTGCGAGCGACCAGTCAATTAGATCGTTTAAGGGTATGCCGGTGGATATTGCGATCCTGACTAGCGCATCCCTTAACTCTCTTTTGGGCTTTCCTCGACCACCTCAAAGGTTTCGAACTCATTGGTAACCCAGGCTTGCTGGTTTGGCATCTTTGTAGCCCCTTGAGCCTTAGCGGCCTTAAACAGCATACAAGTAATGACATCCAATGAGCCGTTGCTCATCTTTTCAGCTGCCTGGCTGACTGTGTAACCGAGTTCACGTTCGATCTCGATCCACAGCCAAGCCGACTCATCGCTCACTATGTAGTTGTTGCCCTGTTTTGTTGTGACGTTGTATTGCATAATGGTTGCCCTGTTCTATTCGTTAAGTGCGGGTTACTGATCCATCCTCAACAACAAAGCTGAGGCTGGTGGTCAATACGTCAGTGGCCGCGCCACCAACTGTTGGGAATACTGGAAAAACCTTGCCCGCAAAAGTGTCCCCGTTTACATCGAAGGAAAAATTAAGCGAGGTGTCAGGCGATGCACTAGCCGCATCCCAAAGCGCTGAAATAATGCCAGCGCTTGCAGAATCGTCAAGGTACATTTCCACGTTTAGTGTGGCGGTCTTGTCTACGGTCTTGTAAGCGCGACCCGATAGAACTTCAAGCACTTGCTGGTTGTTTTCCATTTCAAGTGTGACGGTTGATGCCTGATCTGCGTATGACACCGAGTTGATGCTCAAGGTCAGATTCCGACCAGTTATGTATGTTGCTGGCATGACTTGCCTTTCTAGTTGGTTGTGACCATCTCGATGTTGAGTTGGCTGATTAGCATATCGGCGTTTCCGATTTGCTGGACTGTGGGTTGTGACCATCCACCCAAAAATGAGATGTTATTGGCTAGTAGATCGGTGACACTAAAAATTAAAGTCTCCAAGTTGGCCAAGGCTGCCTGGTTGTCAGCTGCATTGACGATCACTGTGACGTCGAATCGCACATTGCATCGAGCGCCGCCAATGGCTGACACCGTGATGTAAGGCGATCCCGGCACAAGCACAATGGCAGGTGGCGTGATGTTCTCATTCGGGTATGCGTAAACTACCCGACCAGCAGCTGCGAGAGTTGTGGCAAGGTTAGCCCGGTATGTTGCGAGATTACCCAAGGTAACCCCTCGTATCTAGGTGCTTGCCCAGTAGCCCAGATACCCGAGTTAGCATTGAGCGACCCAATCGGTATGGCGCTGGAGATTGAAAGTCCACACCTTGCTGGCCAAGTGTGCCAGTGCGTGTGATCCAGATGTCGCAAGCAACGGCCATAGCCGCTTCGCGTACTTCTGGGGTTGTGTCGTAAAGAGCTGCCTGGCTGGTTAGCACTGCTCGCCCATTAGGAATAACTGATCGCTTTGTGATGTTGGCATTAGTTATAGCGGCTTCAAAGAATGTCACGCCGTACTCGTCAACGCCTGTGGCTGTGACTGTGCGTGATCCGTCAAACGGCGCGCCACACTCGCTGACCGTTAATGCTTGGCCAACTACGAATGTATTGTCGTAGCAGTAAAAGCGAGCGACATTGCTTGTTAGCGATACGCCAGCAATAGACACATCGTCAAAGATTAAGTAAGACAGGATTATGTTTTCGGCGCTGTCTGCTACCGCCTGGACAATAGGGTCAGCATAGATGTCGCCGATACCCAAAACGCTTTTTAGTTCGCTTAGTGTAATCAGTGCCATTTCAATCTCCTATCGTGTAAGTGTGTGGGGGACACAGGGCCGCATCCCCCACACTTCTAACTAACGCTGACTTAGGTCAGGTTAAAGCGACGTACTCCACCGGCAACCAAAACGCCACAGGCCAAGTAGCCATAAAGCATTGTTTCAATTTCACCTGATGTGACCACGTTGGTGGACATACGCAGGATTGGTGATTCGTAAATTGCCACAGCTGACGGCACAACAATGAATGCTGATTCGTCAATCGATGTGCTTACTGCGTTGGCATCAACATACAGATCCAAGCCAAGTACGTTGCCGCGTAGGCTTTGTGGGCCAGCAACTCCGCCGTTGTTTTGTGGGTTGTATGCGTTGTAGATTGGTCGTCCGGTTGAATCCTTTGCACCAAGCAACAATGACCACTGGGATGTGCCAGCGATGTATGCGCTCGCAAGTTCACCTGTTGCTAGGTAAGCGGCAGGTGCTTCGGTAGATACATAAGAGATGATGCCATCAGATGATGCGGCTGTTGCGGTGGCCTGTGTGCCACCTGCTGTTAGTGCTGCGATTACAGCTGCATCAGTTGCCTTGTTGTAGGCACGAGTCATGTTGTCGACCATTGCCTGGAAAAAGTCTGGGGAACTTCTTTCCAAAATTTCTACTGAATATCTTTGCATTCCGGCAAACTTGTTTACATCCAAGTTGACGTATGAGGAAACGATGCCAGTCTCCGATGGGCCAGCGCCTTCGTTTGTGTCAGCTACTGTTCCAGCGGTTGTGATTTTTGGATGGCTGATGACCATGCCTGATGCAGTGATGGCGCGTGAGCCAATTGCGTCAATGGCTGGGCGTGAGCCGATTGTGGTGTCGATAACCTGATTCACATACTGCACTGGCGTAAACGCTGGGTTAGTTGAGAATGAGTCATCGGCTGCCATTACATACTGGGCTGAATCTTGCGAACCCAATTTGGCTTTGATGCTGTGTTCCAGGTATGTTGCCTGGCTGTTGATTGGGCTACGAGGCTTAACGTAGGCCACTGGTGCTGCGGCATGAACAACCGCTGCTGCGGTCACTTCATCTGCCACTGGTGCGGTTGTTTCTTCCACTGTGATCTCCTGTGGGTTTTCCTCGGCGGGGATTTCCGCTTCGGTGGTTTCTGGGCTTTCCTCGGTAGCTGCTACGTCAGAAATTTGAGCATCCTTAAATGCTGGGTTAGTTACATGAGCAACGGCCTCAAGGTTGGCGGATGAAATAACCATCACGCCTTTCTCAACTGTGTATTCGTTAACTTTGGCCTCAATGCTAAATGCCGGGCGCAGTCCCTCGGATGCTTCTACAAGTGCATCATTGCCAGCACCTGTTGGCGCAATCTTGAACGCCATAGAAATACCTGCTGGGGTAACTTCCTCGCTACCAGCAATACCGCGACCCAATGGGCGTGTGCGGTCATGTTCCATGTTTAAAACGATCTGGCTTGGGTCAATGTCGCCAAACGCGCCAAACTCAAACCGTACAGGGCCAGCACTTGTGTTGCCAACCTTGCTAAACGGTACGACTAGCCCCTTGATGGTTCGGGTAACTGTGTCGGCGGCCAATACCTGGCCCTCAAAACTAAGTTGCATTTTCATTTCCTCTCGGTGCTAAATCCATTTCCTCACGGGCTTCCTCAACGCTGATCAAGCCATACTCAAGCATCTTGCCAAGTACCTCAATTTGCTCAAGTGGGTTGCCGCGCAAGTAGTCGTCAAGATCGAACCTGACCTCTTGACCTCTTGGG